TATGAATACTATACTTGACCACGATAGAGATTATAGTTTTACATATGCAGGTTTAAGACAAGTGATGGACAAGTATCTAGTACAAGATAGAAGTACAGGTACCATATACGAGACGCCTCAACAAATGTATATGATGATTGCCGCCACTATCTTTGCAAAATATCCTAAAAACAAAAGACTTTCCTATATCAGAAAATACTACAACGCAATATCTAAATTTCAAATAAACATTCCTACTCCAGTTATGGCAGGTGTAAGAACACCTATGAGACAATATGCTAGTTGTGTACTAGTAGATGTTAACGATACTTTACCTAGTATCTTTTCAAGTGATATGGCAGTTGGTTATTATACAGCACAAAGAGCAGGTATCGGATTAAATATGGGTAGAATAAGAGGTATCAATTCTAAAATTAGAGGTGGTGAAGTTGCACATACAGGTGTTGTTCCTTTCTTAAAGAAGTTTGAAGCAACGGTTAAGTCTTGTACACAAAACGGAGTAAGAGGTGGTTGTGCTACGGTTCACTTTCCTATCTGGCACAAAGAGATAGAAGATATTATAGTATTAAAAAACAATAAAGGTAGTGAAGATAATAGAGTTAGAAAATTAGATTACTCAATTCAAATATCAAAATTATTTTACGAAAGATTTATTAGTGATGATGATATAACTTTATTTTCACCACACGAAGTACCAGGTCTATATGACGCTTTTGGTACAGAAGAGTTTGATAAACTATATTTAAAGTATGAGAAAGATACAAGTATATTCAGAAAGAAAGTACCAGCACAAAAACTATTTTTTGATTTACTAAAAGAAAGAGCAGAAACAGGTCGTATATACATTATGAATATAGACCACGCTAATTCACATAGTAGTTTTAAAGATAAAGTTAATATGTCAAACTTATGTCAGGAGATTACATTACCTACTGACCCAATTGAACACATAGATGGACAAGGTGAGATTGCGTTATGTATCTTATCTGCTATCAATGTTGGTATACTAAAGAATTTAGATGAGTTAGAAAACTTATGTGATTTATCAGTAAGAGCATTAGACGAAATTATAGACCATCAAAGATATCCTGTTATGGCTGCTGAGATATCTACTAAAGCAAGAAGAAGTTTAGGTATTGGTTATATTGGTCTTGCTCATTATCTTGCAAAGAAAGGTTACACATATGACCAAAAGATGGCGTGGAAAGAAGTTGATAAATTAACAGAAGCATTCCAGTATTACCTATTAAATGCCTCAAATGAACTTGCAAAAGAAAAAGGCAAGTGTGAGTATTTTGATAGGACAAAGTATTCAGATGGCGTCTTACCGATAGACACTTACAAAAAAGAAGTTGATGAGATTGTAAATCGTAAACTCAGCTTTGATTGGGAAGGTTTACGGAAAGATATTACCAAGTATGGGCTCAGACATAGCACTCTCTCCGCCCAAATGCCTTCTGAAAGCTCTAGTGTGGTTTCAAATGCTACAAACGGCATTGAACCACCTAGAGACTTTTTAAGTATTAAGAAAAGTAAGAAAGGTACACTAAAACAAGTTGTGCCTGATTATGCGAGATTAAAAAACAACTATACTTTGTTATGGGATATGAAATCAAACGAAGGATATATAAATGTTGTGTCAGTAATGCAGAAGTATTTTGACCAAGGTATATCTGGTAACTGGTCTTATAATCCTGAAAACTATGATGACAACCAAGTACCTGTATCTACTATGGCACAGGACTTATTGAATACATATAAGTATGGTTGGAAAACTTCATACTATCAAAACACTTATGATGGTAAGAAAGAACAAGAACCATTGCACCCATTAACTTATGAAGAACAAGAGATTGGGTCAGTAAATTTACAACCTGACACTAAACCAGATGTGTTAAATGATGTACAAATAAATGAAGGTGCGTCAAATGAACCTGAAGGAGAGTGTGAGGCTTGTAATATATAATGAAAGGTAATTATGAACTTTGTAGCAAACATACCCTATATCAAATGTTGGGTTAAAAAAGAATATTTACACGACTTAAACAAAGGTCACGGTGAGTTTGTTGAGTGTGTATTACTAGCAGTTAAATCAATGCAAGGAAGAGCATTAATGTTTGAGGCATACCTGCCTGAATATGGTGCTTGTTTTGATAAGTTTCCTTTATCTGCTTTCGTATGGAAGAAAGATATAAAGAAAGAAGACCAATTAAGTTTAGGTCAACTAGAACTATGGGACGGTTTTAGTTATGATATTCAAATATGGACAAAACGATTATTAAAAAATTGTGATGTTCAGATATGGGTTAAAGGTAAAGGTATTGTAAAAGGCGAATATCTATTTACGATAGATAGTGCTCATAGTGATCCAAATACTATAAATACAAGTGTTGCAGAAGTACCAAGTGAACATAAACAACATAACTTTGGTAAACTAGATAATGGACAATTTTTCGCTCAACCTAACAATCGTATGTTATGGTTTGAACAATCACTAACACCTAAAACATTAAAGAAACCTGACTTTCAAGTATCAAGTAGATACTATTTTTGTGAGCAAGAAGAGAAGTGGGCGTTTGGTGATAGTACTGATTACTTTTATAAAGACATAAGAAGAAACGATAACGAAGAAAAAGAGTACAAATAAATGGCAAGTAGTGTATTTAACAAAGATAAAAATTTAGATTTCACAAAACAACCTATGTTTTTTGGTGAAGACTTACAGGTACAAAGATACGACAATATGAAGTATCCTATATTTGATAAGTTAACACAACAACAATTAGGTTTCTTTTGGAGACCTGAAGAAGTATCTTTACAAAAAGACAGGTCAGATTGGTCATCATTAAGACCAGAACAGAAGTTTATATTTACAAGTAATTTAAAATATCAAACTATGTTAGATAGTGTACAAGGTAGAGGACCTTGTCTTGCTTTCTTACCATTTGTATCTCTACCAGAATTAGAAGGTTGTATTATAACTTGGGATTTTATGGAAACAATTCATAGTAGAAGTTATACATACATTATCAAAAACTTATACTCAAATCCTAGTGAAGTATTTGATACAATTATTTCAGATGAGAAGATAGAGAGACGAAGTAAATCGGTTACTGAACACTATGACGAACTAATTAATTTAGGTATGAAGAAGAGTTTAGGTAATGAAGTTGATGAGTATGACTTAAAAGAAAAGTTATGGCGTACACTAGTTACCGTAAACATATTAGAAGGTTTAAGATTTTATGTATCGTTTGCTTGTAGTTTTGCTTTCGGTGAACTTAAACTTATGGAAGGTAGTGCAAAGATTATATCGTTTATTGCTAGAGACGAGAGCCAACACCTTGCAGTATCACAAAGAATAATTAACAACTATCGTGGTCCTGAAAACGATAAAGTTATGAACAAAGTAATTAAGAACAATGAGAAGTATGTTGAACAATTATACAAAGACGCAGTTGACGAAGAGAAGCGTTGGGCAACACATTTATTCTCAAAAGGTTCTATGGTAGGTTTATCAGAAAAATTATTACATAACTATGTTGAATGGACAGCGAACAAGAGGATGAAAGCGATTGGTATGAAGCCAATCTATGAACAAGGTAAAGTTAATCCACTACCTTGGACTGAACATTGGTTTAATAGCAGAAGTTTACAAAATGCACCACAAGAAACTGAAATAGAAAGTTATGTAATTGGTGGCATTAAACAAGATGTAGAAAAAGACCAGTTTAAAAAATTCAAATTATAATGAATAAAACAAAGATGAAATGTTCCTCTTGCGAGGAGTCCTACGAATTAAAGTGGGAAAACGAAGATTTAGAACCTATCAGTTGTCCTTTCTGTGGAGCAGCAATAGATAATTCAGACGAAGTTGATTTTGTAGAGGAGTCCACAGATGACGAAGATAATTGGAATTGATTATTCATTAACAGGTCCTTGCCTGTGTATCTGTAATGATAGACCATTAATAAGTGAGTGTGAGTTTCACTACTTAACTAAAGTTAAAAAGTATGAAGGTTCATTTATGGGTGGTAGAATTACAGGTTATCCTTTCAAAGACTACAACTCACAACAAGAACGACACGACCAAATATCTAATTGGGTATTTGAAATAATAGGTATAGGTTATGACAATCCTATTGTATTCATAGAAGATTATTCTTTTGGTAGTAAAGGTAGAGTATTTAACCTTGCAGAAAACACAGGTTTATTAAAACATAAACTTTACAAAAGAGGTATTGAGTTTCATACATTAGTACCTAGTGTAATAAAGAAAGCAGCAACAGGTAAAGGTAATGCAGACAAAGAAAAAATGTTTGACAACTTTTACGAAGAGACTGGTATCCATTTAATGGAAGAATTAGACCAGACAACTTTAAACAATCCAGTAACCGATATAGTAGATAGTTATTATATCGCAATGGTGGGGTATGAAAATGAAGTACTTTCTAAAGGTAAGAAATAAAGATAGATGGTTAGGATTCTGTTTAGCAGTTGCCTCGGTTTATGTTCTATCTGAAGCTAATGTATCAACACAATGGATAGGTTGGTTACTATCTGTTATTGCTTGTTTTATGTGGGTGTGGTTTGGGTATAGAGATAAAGACTATCCTAGAGCATTAATGGAGTTGATGTATTTAATATTAAGTATGAGAGCAATGTATAATTGGTTGATATGATTGAGAAGATTAAAGCAAGAGGTGAAGAGTTAAAGACATTAGAAGGACACGATAGATTGCAGTATCTAGTAGATATTGCTAGAGAAGTTAAACCACTTGCAGATGACGAGAAAATAGACGACAATAAGATACGAGGTTGTGCCAGCAACCTATGGGTAGTAGGTAATAAGAACGCAGACGGAACAATGACCTACAAACACGACGGAGACGCCTTTATCACAAAAGGCACAGCGAAGATAATCATAGACATAGTAAACGGAGAAAAGGCAGTAGAAGTAGCACAACTTACGCTAGATGATTTCAAACACCTTGGAATACGAGAATTACTGACAATGCAAAGACAGATAGGATTTGCAGGACTTATTGAAAAGATTATCAGATTATCAAAATAGAACAAAATAAGAACAAAATAACTGAAAAAACGCTTGACATAGTTTTCAATCTATGGTATAGTAATACTATGAATAAAAACACTATGACAAATACACTAAAATGGTTAGGAACCTTTACTTTGATAGTCGGAGTAGGGTTTAATTCCTTCAATATTTACCCTTTAGGCCCTCTTATAATGTGTTTAGGGGGCGTTATATGGGTAGTCGTAGGGTATATGTGGCGAGAATACTCTATAATTATCACAAACCTAGTATTAACAATGGTTTCCTTGATTGGAATGTCAATAAATATGGGGATTTTTTCGTAAAATATGCTCACTTTTTGCTTGACATATATTACAGATATGATACTATTAAGTATGATTTTAATTAATAACACTACTAACAAAGGAGAAAAACACTATGTCTAAAGTTAAACAAATGGCGTGGAACAACGCTGAAAAAGAAGTTGATAAAATTACTAACGATTATTTAGAAGGTAATATTGACTTGAATACTGCTGAAAATAAAATATCAGAAGTTGATAATGTGGAACTTGTTGTTGAGAAACACAATATTGGTGACCATCTATATTATGCAAAAAATGATTATGACGCAAAAATGATGAGTAAGTATTACTAATATGATAACTTCATTTTTTATATTAATGATTACAATGATGACAATAATAATAATATTGAGAAAGGTACTATCATAATGAACAATAAGATTGACCAAGAAAAATTTAAAGATATTTACTTTGAAGGTAAACCTATGGAAGAACACATTGATGGTCAAACTTTTAATGTTTGTTATTTAAGAGAGTATATGGATCCTGAACACGAAGGTGAGTTTTTTTATGCTTACGAAACGGTTTATAGAAATGTACCTAGAAAATTCAAACACATTTTTACTGATAAAGTAAAACTAAAAATTGTAAAATTCCTTGATTGGAATTACAAAGAAACAGCAACCAACTATGCTAAAGTCTCAAAGGTAGAGTTGATTAATGAAAACCAATACTATCAAACATACGAAGATGTATTTGGTAATACGGCTGCAGGAGACAAAACTATGTTCAACGATTATGGTCAATCTTATGATAGACAAGGTTTTAGAAAAGACTTTAATCCTGAATTAACTTTAAAAAGAAATCCTATCAGAAGAAAAATACATACAAATTAGGAGGATATATATTATGATAATTAATGTAGGTGATAAAATACTTGGCAACCACGGTAGAGTTGGCGAGATAATTAATATCGGTATCGCAACAGAAAAAACAGATATAGCTGCTGAAAACGATACTGCTTTAAATGCGAAGACATATGACACTTCACTAGGTTATACTGGTGCGGTTACATATTCAGGTGACAATGGTACTTACTGGTGTTATTTTGACCAGATACAAGAGAACTATACTGAAAAAGAAAAGTCAGATGTTGATATTGCAATTAACCAAGAAAATGAGTGGTGGAAATAATGATAGATGTAATAAAGACAATTGACGAATTAAATAAAGTCATTGATAAATTAGACAATGTTAAATCAAGTACAGATATTAATGTATTAGTACCTGGTATTGAAGACGCAGTTGACGATTTAAGAACATTTAGAGACGACAAGCAGAAAGAGTTAGATGAGTTTGAGAGTTATTATTCTCCGAATAATAAATCAATGCCATCTGAAAACATTGTAATGCCTGTCGCTGATCCAATTAATAATTAAGGAGGATATTATGGACGCAAATAGTTTATTACAACTTATTCTTTTAACAATTGCTTTAGGTGCTTTAGTCTATTGCTTAATTCAAGCAAGAGGTGCTAGAGATATCTGTAATAAGTTGATGAAAGATATTGAAAGGTATATTAAGAAATCTGAACAGATGGAGTTGCCTTTGAAAATGAAGAAAACAAAGAAAAAGGTCAAAAAATAGATGATGTATCTATCAAGGGAGTGCCTTAAACCCTATCCAGCGCCCTCCTACGCCTTCGTTTTATCGCAAAAACATAGTAATTATGCGATTTCACAGGTGCTTGACAATATAAGGGTATTATAGTATGATGATAACAATGGGAGGAAACTATGTCATTTAACTACACAA